GATGCGCCCGAAGCTGACTATGGTCGTTCAAGCATTGAGATCCGGCCGAACGAGCGCTCAGCCACGGGTGAGCGCGTCATGGGCCTGAACTTAGTGCCGGCTGATACAGGCAACGTAACGGTTCACTATGATGATCCCAGTAGGCCGACGAGGAGAGAGGAGACAAGTGGAAATATGCGACAGACAGGAACCCCTGTTGGCTACGCGGGTGGTGCACCGGCTGTCACTGTCTGGGACCCTAATGATGTTGCGCGCACGACAGTTAAGGAGACCACAATTAATTGGGGATTTTATGGTGTTGCGTCACCGGCAGATGGACCGACCAGACTCAAGGTATATGACCCCGACGATATCGCCAGGCCAACGCAGAAGGCGCAGATCAGCGCCAAGTCTGAGCACTTTGGACCCGGTGTTTCTGCGAATAAGGATTTCACCAGCCACGACGCTGCGTATAACATGCGCACGAACCCGAATAGGGAACAGGTGGCTAAGGGACGCAAGCCGATTGCTGGAAACGGAAATGTGGCCGTCTTCACTGGAGAGAAGAATGGTGTGACCTACAAGAAACTGGATGCTGATAGCATTAATGATAGATCCAATACGGTAAATCGCGTAAACAGCATACCGTCAGGCGTCGGTGATCTGGGTCAGGTGAAGTATCGTGTTCCTCTGAATCTGGATATCAGCATGGAGCGCAACACGCGCGATGTAGTGGCGGCGGTTGAGCGCAATCCTCTTCAGCAGAGCTTGATGCAAAATGCGATCCACGATGAGAATCTTCTGCAGGAAATGTTAAGGGGTATGTAGATGGCAGTAACTAAGAGACCAACAATTGCTTTTCTAGTAGGATCAGCCACTGTTGCCCTGATATGCATTGTCTTAGTGGCAATGTATAAGTATGCGATGGATTCGCCCTACCGCGTGAATTCAGAGGATGCAAGGGCCAAGATTCAAAAGAAGGAATATGATGTAATTCTGGATGTGCGCACGGACCTCGAGCGTAATACACTTGGCTTCTATCCCGGTTCTCTCCATATTCAGACTGCAGATTTAGCCGTTCAGGCCCCTCTTCAGATTCCTGAGAAGAATGCGCGTATTCTGGCCTATTGCAACTCTGGACAGAGGGCTCGTGCAGCCACGGAAAAGCTAAGAGAGATGGGCTATACACGAGTGAACTATATTGCGGGAAGATATACTACGCTTATATAGAATGACTCAGAGCCGTAAAACTCAGAACCGCACAACTCAGAGGCGCAAGCGCAATGCGCCCCTTGTCAAGTTGACAATGAATGCGAGAGGCCTGACTCGCAATCAGTTATATATGGGTCGTATTGGATACGGACTCAATGGTATGTTCAAAGGAAATACAATGAAGAGAGGATATTCTGGTGGCGGGCCTAGCCTTAATAATACATTAACGAATAGGAATCTTAAAAATATTAAAGAGGTTAATACAAGTGCTTTGCTAGAAAATGTTATGGAACATGGGCAAGGAAATACTTACACATCACCTCATCTAACAAATAAAAGGCTAAATGATCTACCTCTAAAACAAGTAACTCCCACCAGAGCACATCGTATAATTACTACTCCCAATGCACCAAGAAAGATGAGTCGCAGGCGCAATAATAGAACTAGGACCCCAAAGAGAAAGGGGCCTAATGTTATAGTACCTCCTGCTCCAAAGAAGAGCAAGAAGGTCTAAGGTTGTCTTGCTAAAGAAAAGAAATGGTGAAAAGCGCTATACTTGTATGTGGAGAGCCTGGAACAGGCAAAACCGAATGGATTCGCACACAAGCAAAGCTACAAAAGGCCAAACTGTTCCGCTGGAACACTCGGATTGACCGATCTCTGAGAGAAGGCCGTGAGATTCTTCACCAACAGGTGAGGGCCAGAGAGCCCATGTATGTATGGCTGGAAGGAGCAGATGATCTGACACAGGAAGCACAGGCATTTCTACGCCGTATTCTGGAGACGGCTTCACCGAATATTACCTGTGTTCTGGAAGTGCGTGAACCTTGGAAACTTTCACCCCCTATTTTGAGCCGATGCACTGTTGTGAATATGAAGTCCAAGGAATCGTTTAGAAAAGTGAAGAATACTGAATTAGCCAAGAGACTTTGTCTTTTGAAGCCCCAGGTTGCTACTGCAATCGCTGCCCACGATATTCCCAGACTCCGCAGAGAGGGCGTGGATCCATTTTCAGTCTTTGAGGCCTACACAAATGCCGAGGGCTGGACAAATCCTCTTCTTCAACGTTGTCTTGCGGCGGTAGGAAGTGGTTCCTCTCCTTGGGCGCAACTGGCTGTTTTCTTACATGCGCGTGAAAAGGACTCACAAAAGGAACGAGTCTAAAAGGAGAAATGGATATGAATGAAAATATCGGCGTGTATGCGGAGGCCAAGGGAGAGTATACACGACAGCTCTCCCAGTTCATTGTGCCAGCCCTTCAAGAGTATTTCTTAGAACTTGTTGAAGATGCAAAGACAAAAGATGCAGATCCTAAGAAACTGCTCTGGAGTTTCCAGAATCTGCTCAAAGAAATCCCCGACTGGAATGCAGACAAGGTTCAGCGCGAAACAGGCCGTATTCTTACACTTACAAAGTGTGATTATCTGGAGGAGCTTTTGACGGCTGTCTTTATTGCGCACACAAAGGTTCTTTCTGCCATTCGTCTAAGTTCAAAGCAGAATAAGAAGCTTCAGATCACGATTCCGAAGCTGGATCACTTTCTCCATCGCACGATGTCTGATTCAGGCCGAATTCTCTGGTCAAATGTCTATCTTTTTACACCTACGGGGACGCCAATTGATCGCCAGAAGAACCTGAATACGGTAGAAGGACTTCTGAACGAGGCAGTCCTACAGTCTATTCGCAGTATGTTGCCTGTAAAGAACATTCTGCGCGAGTATCTCCATGACGATGGAGAGGATGAGGTGGAGGCCCCGGCTGCTGCCGCTGTCGCAGCAGAGGCTGTAACGGTCCCTACTCCTGTTCCCGCACCAGAGCCTGTAGTTGATGTATCAGGTTCAGCCCCTGTAATTGACGTATCAGGTGCTGCCCTTGAACCTGCACCCACCCCTGCACCAGCACCCGCTCCTGAACCTACACCAACACCCGCTGCCGAACCTGTAGTTATTGCTCCTGCACCTGCTCCTACTCCTGCTCCTGCTCCTGCTCCTGCTCCTGCTGCTGCTCCTGCAGAGCAGCAAGCACAGCAAACAATCGTTGTTGATACGGAGCCGAGTGTCCGATTCACAAACATAAATTCTGTCTTTCACCCTGATGATCCCGAGAGAAATAATCTAGAGGAGGTGGATACGATTGATAATTACGAGCCTTCAGATGAGATGTTGCAATTCACAGGTGATGCACCCGAGGGACTCTCAAACGAACATGATTATGAGGAACTCTGATTTCTCGAAGCGGGAAACAACCTCCTGTTTTTTTCCTCCTGAGCCCCAGAACATGTCAACCCCCTCCTCAACGATGGCGGCTGGAATTGCCCTCGGCGGCGTAGCGATTGCGAGTGTAGGTGCCGCGAGCACCTACTTTGTGGAGAAGACGAAGCCGACAGTAAAGTCGCTTATGCGCGACTTTATCATTGGCTGTGTGCTCGTCTTAATGATTCTTCAGCTGCTACCCGACTCTATGCAGTTCCTAACTTCTCTACTGCCGTCAGTCACCTCTGTGAAGACAGGTATGGAATCTATCATGAGTGGTGGAGCAGAGGTTGCAAACGAGATGGAAATCCAAGTTGGACTTCCGAGGTTTTAACGTCGTGACTTTTAGTTAAGGAAGCTTTAGCTTGCTTAACTAAAATGTCCTACGACGTATATGGCAACAGTCACGACGTTATTTATATAAACAATGAATACGCCTTTTCCACAGCCTCCTTTGTCTGGAACTGCGAAAAGGGCGCCTTGTATACCTGAGCAGAAGGCACCGCATTGTGAACCTTTGCCGCGATATGCTTATACAGATCAAAATCGGGGAAACGCTCATCTCCATCTGCCGTCACAAGAATATTTCGATCATCATCATCCACCATCCACGACCACAGGACATTATATAGAGAAGAGACGGACTCGCGCACGATAAGCCCCTCCTCCTCGGATAAAATGGCCCTACTCTCACTATCCTCGGGCTTCACGGGGAATAGACTCTCAAATAGACTCACGGAAAGACGAGACAAGTCAAACGATGGGTTCGGCGGAACAATCTCGCGCGGCTTAGGGTGAAGAGGAGGAAATGAATACTGACCGTCAGCATCGTTTCCAGCGCGGAAGTCATCGCTCACCAGCATGGTATTATTAATAGAAAAGATACTCCGACCGAAATCAATCAGCCTGAAGATCTTTCCATAAGTCGGCACCTTCCAGTGAACACCAGCCGCATCCTTGTAATACAAATATTCTAGATCCGTCTTGCTCCAGACAATGTTGTTTGTGTGAAGATCATTATGTGTCATTCCAAACACTTTTTGCATTACACATTCGGCCGCGATCACCTGGAAGATCCACGCTGACCACATGATCTCCCACTCAGGTGATCCAGGCTTCACGCTATGCTTATCTGGGTTTAAGAGAGAATCCATCGTGTCTTCATTGGGCTCAGTAAAGATAAGCATAACAGGAAAGTTAGGTATACTGGCATATACAGCATACTGCTCATCCTCCTCTTCTTCGTCTTCTTCATCTTCTTCAGCGAAGCTCATGCTTTCTAGAGAGGCTGAGTGGAGGCTGCCCTCTTCATCTCCTTCTTTATAGTCAATTGAATCGAGAGAGCTTTTATCGTCATCTTCATTCTCATCATATTCAGGCTTTGTTAAGAGATCATTCTTTACCTCCTCGGGCACATCCTCTGCCGATCCATTTTTGAGAACAGTCAGAGTATAGAGGCCTCTATCTGAACCCTTCCAGAACCAGCGTGTATTCCGAAAACTGGAGAAGTCATCATTAATATTGTAACGATACATATCGGCCTTTGCACAGAAAGAGCCATAAAAGTAATTAAAATGGGGAGATACACCCTGAATGCGCAGCTTGGAAAGGGCGTAGGTTGCCATCACTTCAACATAGGCCTGATTCCAGGGGTCCTGAATCTTGTGCCAGGCGGCGGTCCAGGTCTTTGAATGCCAAGGGAGGCCTGACTCCTTGGGTAAACTATACCCCCCCTTCATCCAGCGAACAGGATCCAGAAGATGGGTCACTTTCAGATAGGCCGGTTTTCTTGTTATTACATCACCCTCCTTCAGAATCACGTGACAAAATCCCTGGTTTCCAGAACAATCAACAGACAAAATCTGCCAGGGCGTATCCAGGCGAGCCTGATCGGACTGAAACTTATTGATTTTGAACACTTTCGTCATGGCTGGGAAGAAAGTCTGAAGATTCTTGTAGCCCTTTACGTTTTGTAAATCTTCAGACAGCGGATCTAAAAGGAATCGCGGCGCAGGGAGTTGCATCCCCCGGAGTTTATCCATCTTTTTCTCATCAAGAATCATTGCGGCAAGTAAAAGCGCATAATAAAAATTAGTTAGTCAGTATATTAGCAATGACCTCCGCAATGGATGTTAGTCTGAAAAAGTTTGATATGAAGAAAATTCAGCAGGATGCCGTATGTGTTTTCATAGGTCGCAGACGCACAGGTAAATCAACACTTGTTCGTGATCTGCTCTATAATCACCAGGATATGCCTCTTGGAACTGTAATTTCAGGAACGGAGGAATCAAACTCTTTCTATTCAAAGATGATTCCACCTCTTTTCATTCACGGCGAGTATAATCCTTTGATTTTGTCCAACTTCGTGAAACGGCAAAAAATGATTATGGCGAAAATAATGGAAGAACAGGCGGCAGGTCAGATGAAGTCGCGATATGATCCTCGTTCTCTCATGATTTTAGATGACTGTATGTATGATGACAGCTGGACACACGACAAGAATATTCGCTACCTTTTCATGAACGGCCGCTGGCTCAAGGTGTTCTTCTTGATTACTATGCAATACCCACTGGGTATCCAGCCAGCTCTGCGCACGAACGTTGACTATGTCTTTATTTTAAGAGAACCTTACTTGAGTAATCGTAAGCGCATCTTTGACAATTACGGATCTGCCTTTCCCTCCTTTGAGTTTTTCTGCCAGATCATGGATCAATGCACACAGAATTTTGAGTGTCTTGTGCTTGACAATACAAGCCAGAGCAACAAACTAGAGGATATTATTTATTGGTATAAGGCCGAATTCCACGGGGATTTCCGCATTGGTGCACCCGAGTTCTGGGCTCATTCTGCCGCTCATATGCGTGAGAAACAGGGGGGTAATGAATATGATCCAAGTGCTGCTCGCAAACTAAAGGGACCGGCCATACAAGTTCGCAAAGTTTAATAATGTCGTGACGGATTATTAGTGTTTGGACATTTATTTAAAAAATAAAGACACGACGTTAATAGATGGACAATTCAATCTATGGACTTTTAATTATTGCAGCCGTTGCCTTTGCCCTTTTAGTGGCGGATCGCATGCTCCGCATTTCCAAGTATATTGAGCCGTTTCAGGGCACTGAACAGGCACAGTGTGGGGTGGATTTACCCCCTTGCAACCACCCCTTATCCTGTGTAAATGGATATTGCAGAGGAACGGCGCCGCCTAGACTACCGGTATCGGATCTCCCGGTTCTTCCTTAGTAAAAATAAAATTACAGGGGTATAGCATGGTTTATTTATATGTCATAGGTGCTATTCTCGCACTTATTGCCATCTATTTTATGTTTACAACGAGCTCATTTGTAGACATGGATTGTAATCCTCAGATTGAAAATGCGTGCGGTGATGCGGCTAAATGCCATCCTGATGAAACAGGTGTGAAGGGAATTTGCTTCCCAAAGGCTGAAGAAGAATAGAGGTTAATAGTAGATGGCCCGCAAGAATACTCTTCTCATTGCGTTAACTTCCTTCGTTGTAATTCTCCTTCTTATCCCGCTAGTCAAATACCTCTTTCCTCGCAGTGTTATGGGGTTCACAGACATGAGCTGCTATGGCGTTGCATGCCAGGAGGGAGAGTTCTGCCAAAATGGCAGTTGCAAAAAGATCTACCCTACCCCGACGAACAACTACTACGATGAGGGTGTAGAAGGATTTCAGAACAGTTGCCCGCCTGGCACAAAGAAGAATGAAAAGGGTGACTGCCAGGCGGTTGAGGGCTTTGCTGTAAATAATGCGACTCTAGGATATATAATAGGATTCGCAATTGTTGCAATTTTCGCTATAATTGGTCTATATTTGGCGTTTCGCTCGGCGCCCAATCCCAGGGGCACGGGCCCCCCTGGTTACAGACCCTGATTCTTACAAATAACGTCGTGACGTTATTATTGTATAAACTTAAAATAAGGAAGCTCTCTGAGCTTCCTTATTTTAAGTCTCACCGTTAAGTATAGATAAATAGAATGGTTCGCAAGAATGCTCTCCTTGTTGCGTTAACTTCCTTCGGTTTAATCCTTCTTCTGATCCCGTTTATTAGATACCTCTTTCCTAACAGTATTTCAGGCTTTACCAATCTAACCTCTATGGGTGTAGAGGGGTTTAAGTCTAAGTGTGCAGAAGGAAGAGTCTTTGATGATAAAGGTAATTGTGTTGTAGATAATAGTTCGGGGCTTCCATTTGGAATATCATATTTAACATTAGGGGGTATTATTTTTGGCTTGCTACTGCTTAGCGGTGTAAGTCTTATGTTACTTATGAAGCGTTAAATTAAATGTCAAATGACTAATAATCCGTCATACCTTATTTTTAAGGAAGCTCTTCGAGCTTTCTTAATTTAAAGCCAGGACGGTAGACGGTAAATGCGGTTTAAATATAACAACCTCTAATCAATGACATATAGATGGAAACTCTACGTGCCATTGCTTCCACTGATTTACTAAGTAGTGAAGGCTATTTACATTATATTGAAGGCTATACCCTTATAGAAGGCTCTAAAAATTACTATATTCTTGGAAAGGATGAAATCTATTATTCAAGCTATCTTGGTTTACCCGGTCAGATTAACAGAGAAGGAAAAATGGGTCAACTCTTATATAGTTGCGCAAAATACGGTGAATTTACAAAGTGGCTAGAAATCGGAACCTGGAATGGAAATGGCACTACACTCTGTATTTTAGATGGGTTTCGCGATGGGGCCTGTTCAACAGCCAAGCTTGTTTCCTACGAATCAAACAAGTATCTCTGTAGATGCGCAGAATTAAATCTGGCTGAACATGCCGCTAAGTTGCAGCTTCAGATTATTCATGGAAGACTTTCTGTTGGAAAGACATTTCCTGAACCGGCAACCTTTTCACCAGAAATTCGTAGATCTGATCATTTTTGCAGATATTATGATGAAGAAAGATTCACATTTAAAAATGCTGCAGTAATTCCCTGCCCTTTTGCACCTGAAGTGCTTGTTCTTGATGGGGGTGAATATGGATCCACTCTTGATTGGGAAAGTATCTCAAAGGAGAATTTGAAAGTTCTCTTTTTAGATGATATTCTTTCTTATAAAAATAAGGAATTGTATTCTACATTGGTAAAAGACCCTAATTGGAATCTGGTCAATTCAGAAACAACGGGTCGTGTGAATGGATGGGCCTGTTTTATTCGGGCTTAGGCGCAGCCTCCATCTTGCGCTGCATAGCAAGATCGGCAGGGCCGTCAAACATTGCGTTGAAACTGCTTCCTGCTACAGAAGCCGCGTTGCTAGGAGCAGCTGCATTAGAAACCGTCACATTTCCCTTCTCCGTCTTGTGCCTGTTCCGGTTCTCCTTCATAAACTCCTCACGCGCCTCCTCGTTCTCCTTATACTTCTTCATGAGCGTATTAAGCTGCTCCTCGGCATACTCCTGGTTCGCCACATCGGACGGCGCAGGGTCCCATGGCAGCCACTTGCCGATCTCACCAAGAAAGATGTTGTGGATCTGGTCAACACGCTGCAGCTTCTTAGAGCGCGCCTCCGCCTCAGCCTGGGAACCATAGACGCCACGGACCTTGAGTCCCCGAACGCTCGTCTGGAAATTATTAAGAGCAAAGAACTCCTCCTCGAGCTTTGTCTTGTTTGCATAGACATAGTCATCAAAGTTGTCCTTGAGCTTCGTCTCCTTCATCTCCTTAAGGTTGCCCCTGACGAACTCCTGCAGAGACTCCATAGTCGTGTCAACACGGAGCTTGCTGGAACGGCAGAGATCAGCGCAGCCGCTCAGATCCTGCTTATCAAACTCAATGGCCTGATCATCAAGCTTCTTATTAATGGTGCCCATTGTCTTTACAAGAAACTCCTCAAGATTCCGGATACGGAAATTGAACTCGAACTGCTTGAGGAAGGACTCAAAGTAAAAGAGGTCCTTCTTCGCCAACACCTTCTCCGGGCTAAGGAAGCTTAAGAGAACAACCTTCTGCCCAGGGATTTCAGGATCCTCGTTTAGGAAGTCTTCACGCTCAGGGGTTGCCATCTGTAAGATTAGTTGATTCTATTTGTTTAGGCTACCCTAAGGGTCGGCCTCGGTTGGGCACTTACCCAAAGGGCCGGCCTCAAGCGGCGCTTGCACGCATTTGGAAAAAAATCTACCTACCAAATATACAGTTAAATGGACTTCACTATGGAAATCGTTAACCGTGCGATCAAGTATTTAATCGAGGGTCTGTTCGTCGCCATCGCGGCCATCTTCGTCCCGAAGAAGTCCCTGCCGGTCGAGGAGATCCTGACGCTCGCGGTTGTCGCCGCGGCGGTCTTCGCCATCCTCGACGTTGTCTCCCCCTCCATCGGTGTTACGGCTCGCCAGGGCGCTGGCTTCGGTATCGGTGCCAACCTCGTCGGCTTCCCCATGCGCGCTTAGGCGCATAAGGGGTAAGTGCCAACCCTTAGGGTAAGCGCGTGTGTGGGGCGAGTTCCTCATCCACGAATGGTTCTGGCCGTCTTGTTGAAACGGCGTCTATGCCATCTTACTCTTCGGCTTTTCATCTATCATACGGATCTATGATATTATTCCAAATAACAAAGAAACGGTGATTACAAACAATGCCTTTTCTGTATATATATCATTCGTAGAATAGAGTTCATTCGCTATACAGAGCGCTTCAATAAAATAGGACATTTTTATGAAATTTATATTTGATCTTGTTAATCGCATATAACCATATGTAAGTATCCAATAGGCATAATATCTTTGAAAAATAAAATTAGTTTCATTATTCTTTATCATATTCAAATGAATAGTTCCAAGATAAGGTATATCTATATACTGTAAAATACATAATCCGCATAGTATATCATAAATTCCATTTATTTTTACTATATACTGCATTATATAATATACTATATTTTCTATAAGTGCCATTATATCACTTTATAATTGAACTGCTTCAAGATAAGAATCTTCTTAAGACGAACTCGGTTCTCTGTCTAGATTCCAGAAAGAGATCCGCCATAGAGTTAACGGTTATTTAGTCCATTATTAACTTCAAAAAACTGTCATCGTGATTCTATAGATTCTGACTTTCATAATCTATAGAATGCAAATATAATGAAGATTTGTCATTTTGTTAGTTATCGCGGTATATTAGATGAAGTTGTCTAACATGTTTAAAACAAGAAAGAATAAAAAAATGATTAATTTAACAAGAAAACAAAAAGGAGGAATTATTAAGAAAATAAGAATAATAGAAACTGGTGACCAATTTCCAAAATATAATAGTAAAAAGAAGAAGCCTAAGATATACAAGGAGTAGGGTTAAAATTGAAACTATCTTGTTATAGTAGATTGGGTCAATCAACATGTCCGAGAAAACAACAAGAGTAAAGAGAACATTTGATAAATTTCTTCTTGATGAATGTTTATCTCGTGATGGTGCTATATTAATAGGTGAATATAATGAACTGAGATATGGAACAATCATTAAGTTTATATGTAAATGTGGTTGTGAAAGCGAAAAAAAATTCAGTAATATTTCTGATAAAGGTGGTGCTATATGTAATATATCTTGTCCTCAAAAGAAAAAGCCTATGATAGTTTATGATAGCAAATTATTATCCGAAGTATTAACAAAAGATAGTGCTACACTAAAAGGAACATATGATAAATTATCAATAGATACTTCAATTAACTATATATGTATATGTGGAAATGAACATACTAAATCCTTCAGAAGTATATTGAAATGGGGTGGTGCATTATGTAAGGTATGCTGTAGTAAAATACAAAATGAAAAGGCAAAGAATACTTTTATAGAAAAATATGGTGTTTCTAATCCTAATCAAAATAAAGATATAAGAGAAAAAACAAAACAAACTAATATTACAAAATATGGAACTGAACACGCATTTCAGAACAAGACTGTAAAAGATAAAATCAAGGAAACTAATCTTGAACGATATGGATGTGAAAATCCAACACAGAATAAAGATGTCAGAGAAAAAACAAAAAAAACAAATCTTATAAAATACGGTGTTGAAAATACATCACAAAATGCTGAAGTAAGGGATAAAATCGCAAAGACTAATCTTGAAAGGTATGGTTCAGAATGTTCCCTAAATAATAAAGAAGTTCAAGATAAAATAAAGAATACAATGATGATTAGGTATGGTGTAGAACATAACTTTCAAGCAGGAGAACTTCGTGATAAAAGAAAGGAAACATTTCTTGCAAAATATGGCGTAGAACATCCTGCGCAGAACCTTGAAATACAAGCAAAAACAGAACGAAATTCAAAGAAGTTCAAAGAATATAAAATGCCAAGTGGTATTATTAAAAAGGTTCAAGGATATGAACCATTTGCTCTTGATGAACTTGTAAAAAGTTATACAGAAGAGCAGTTAAAAACAGATCGCAATGATGTTCCTCGTGTAGAATATATGATGGAAGAAAAGAAACACTTCTATTTCCCAGATATCTTTATACCGCATGAAAACAGGATTATTGAAGTAAAATCTACTTGGACATTCAATAAAAAAAATGATATTACTATGGCGAAAGCAAAAACATGTAAGGAAAAGGGATATTGCTTTGAACTCTGGATATATGATGGAAAGGGTGGAAAGCAGATTATATCTGTATAAGATAGTCTGAAGTCGGTGTCACTAAATAAAAATATAATTTTTTCAGTATATCAGTCCCGTTCTTATTTTGCCAATAAGGATAATGATTTGGGTCTGCTTCAATATCTGTATATTGCTTTAGTTGTGTATATTCATCATCTCCATAAGATAAAAGCGTAATTTCATGCCAATACCAATCAATATTAGCAGGTAGATTAAATAAGTCTTTTGCTCTAAATATCTTTTCTTTAGAGTTTGATTTCTCAAGGAAACTTGTCTTCATAAATCGCCCATCACTGGAAACATCAACCATTTTATAATCTATATGGTGATTGATGTTTAAACGGCAATTGATGTTTAAACGGCAATTGATGTTTAAACGGCAATTTAAAATGAGCACGGGTCTAAGTCTCACCGTTATTAAATTGACCGAATATACTGCCATGCCAGATCCTGACAAATCAGCTTCCAGATCTTATCCTGCACATACAGCTTATCACGGTTCTTCAAAAGAGGAAAACAAGGTAGATACTCATCGAGCTCCAGAAGCTCGCAAAACTTATACAATACATACGAATACGAGAGAAAATTGCTCCGCCCCTTTGGACAGTGAGTCTGGAAAGAGGGCTGGATCTCCTTGAACATATACCGCAACTTCTCTTCAATCTCACGAGACATCACAGGTGCCGTTTCACCATTGAGCCTGTTCAGAATATGAGGAACGTGCTCATAATATTTATTGTAATGAAGTTTACGAAGAATCTCCTTGATCTTCGTAGGTTTCAGAGATCCATAATTAGAAATACGCTCCTTTTTGAGCTCCTCCAGAATTTCATCATAGACAACTGCAGGAATTTCAGTGCTCTCCTTTGCCTGAAACTGGGCCAACCATTCATTGAAATGGTTAATACGCTTATATGCATAGTAGCTCACTTCACGCGGCGGGTCCTTATAACTCGGCTTATCTGAATCAATCAAGACAAACTCCTGATATCCGCATTTAGGACAAGTGAAAAGGGCCTCATTCTGCGAAAAGATCATCTCAGTATCGCACTCTTCACATGTTCCATAAGGATCATTCAGAACTTCGGTATTTGAGCGCGCGTGTTCAGGATCCACTTTTTGAAGATAAATCTCCAGAAGTTTATCTCTACGAAGCGTCTCGCCTTGAGGTTGCGGGGCCACTGCTGTTCCTGAAGCACTTTGAAGAGAACTCATTACATCTCCAGAACCGGCCTTATATGTAAATACTCTTGACATACCTTCTGCGCCTCTGTTAATTCTTTCTTGCACATCATAATACTGATATAGAAGTTCACCAGTATTTAGAAAATAGTCATAGACCTCATTTCCCCCCTTTCTCTTCTCAATTTCTTTATTCAATGCCTTAATTTGCTGATCAATCACTTCATATTGAACATCGTCTGCTAATGCAGAAAGTGTGTTTTCTAATGTCTTTGCCTCTTCTTCAAGTTCGCCCACCTGCTTATTCCGTTCTAACATGGCATTCAGTTGCACCTGGTGCACAGTATCAAGAGTAGTTCTCGCCTCAGGATTACTTCTCTTGGTTGGTCTTATTTTGAAGAATGCATCTTCAGTAGACATGTTGCTATCTTTTCACCATTCTCCTGTTTAAGCAACGATAATGTGCGTTCGTTGTTTCATAAAGAACTACCGGTTAATAAAAAAGAGATGGAAGAGCAAGTCTGGTGGAATAAGAATGCCGCAAAACAATATGATACATTTAAATGGTGGGTTGGAGATGATGAGGCAGAGTCAAAGAAATATTCTGCACAACACTGTATTTCCCGCGCTTACACAAGTGTTGTTGATGTTGGTTGCGGAGACGCAACCTTCTATTCAAGCTTAATGAAGCTGAATAAAGATATCCAGTATGTCGGCGTTGACAGTTGTGACTTTTTTATCGATCTGAATACGAAACGCAATATTTCAATGATAAAAAGTGATATTCGTCATATGCCAGCCATTGCAGATAGTAGTTTCGATATCTGCTTTTCAAGACACACATTTGAACATCAACCCTCTTTTGGCCTTGTTCTTAATGAAATGATTCGTGTAGGCAAGAAGGAGGCGTGCCACATTTTTTTCATTAAACCTGATGAAAAGAAGGAAGTTATTATACTGGGCACTGACGATTATAAAGACCTATTTCATAATAAATACTGTAAAGGTGATATTGAGGCATTTCTCTTAAATCATAGCAAAGTGAAGTCATTTTACTGGAAAGATCTGAATGAGCAGGAAATGGCGCTGCATGTTCTTTTGAAGTGAAAATTGAATAATGTTATTATTCATTAAGGGAGTATGAAATATACAAAGGAATTATTGGATACAATTCTAAAGGATGGCAATGCAACTCTATTAGAATCGTATGAAAGTTATAATCAGCGGATGAGAATTAAATTTCGGTGCTCATGTGGTGCTGAGACAGAAAAGAAGTTTGAGATGCTCAATCTTTATAAATATCCTTATTGCGAGGCCTGTAGTTTGAGAAGAAAAGCTCAAAAATATGAAAATACATGTTTGGAGAAATATGGCCTTGTAAATGCTGGACAAGTTCCAGAAATAAAGAAGAAGATCAATGATAGTAATATTAAAAAATATGGTATGCATCCAAAAAAAACAGAAGAGGTTCAGAAAAAATGGAAAGAAACATGTCTTGAAAAATATGGAGGTCATCCAAATCAGAATGTTGAAGTCCAGGCTAAATCAGAGAAATCATCATTTGCTTATAAAAACTACATGATGCCAAGTGGAAATCTTGTTAAAATACAGGGGTATGAAAATTTAGCTTTGGATGAGCTTGTAAAGCTCTATGATGAAGAGGATATTAAGATCGGAAGAGCTCTTGTTCCAACGGTAATTTACTATATTGATGACACTAAACATGTATACTTTCCTGACTTCTATATAAAATCTGAAAATAAGATCATAGAGGTAAAATCAGAATGGACTATACAGCTACATAGAGCAAATATTGAGGAAAAGGCTACAGCTACGATACAAAATGGATATAAGTATGAAATATGGATTTACAATGGAAAACAGAAAAAATTAGAAACGCTCATCTTTCCACGGATCCCGGTGATCCCGGCTACCCTCTGAAGTTTGAATTTTAACCGCAGTTCAAAAGTTTCCTTTTCCCGCCATTCCGGCACTTTCCCAAAATTTTTTCTTTTCATGAGGTATATACATCATGACCGGAGGCGGACTTATGCAACTTGTAGCTTATGGCGCGCAGGACGTTTACCTCACGGGCAACCCGCAGATCACCTTCTTTAAGGTCGTCTACCGTCGCCACACCAACTTCGCGATGGAGTCCATCGAGAACCCGTTCAACGGCTCGCCTGGCTTCGGCAAGCGCGTTACGTGCACGATCCAGCGCAACGGCGATCTGATCCACCGCATCTACCTCCAGGCCACGCTGCCGAAGGTGTCTCTCCAGGCCAGCGACGGCTCTGGCGCGCAGTTCCGCTGGCTCAACTGGGTTGGTCACAACCTCGTCAAGTCCGTCGAGCTCGAGATCGGCGGCCAGCGCATCGATAAGCACTATGGCCAGTGGCTCCACATCTGGAATGAGCTCACGCAGGAGGCTGGCAAGCAGGCCGGCTACGCCAAGATGGTGGGCAACGTGCCGCAGCTGACGAACCTCCTCGTGCAGGGCGGTGAGGGCTGCGACGATGACTGCGCGGGCGGCGAGCCGAACGCCTCCCCTGAGGTGCTCAACTGCGCGCCTGACTACACGCTCTACATCCCGCTTCAGTTCTGGTTCAACCGCAACCCTGGCCTGGCGCTCCCGCTGATCGCGCTCCAGTATCACGAGGTTCGCATCAACCTCGAGTTCAACGAGATCCGCAACCTCTGCTGGGACATCACGCCGCAGGTGAGTGGCGACTCCCACGCCGTTCGCACGC